GTTTTCTGTTCAGCGGACAGATTTGACCAGCCCTAACACCGCGAAAGTGTCCATTTGGAACCTGAACGATCAGCACATCGCGGAGCTGAACAAGGATGACTGCATAGTAATCCTGAAAGCGGGATACGGAGGCACTATGCCGCTGATTTTCACAGGGGTTGTGACCTATGCCACCACGTCTCTTGACGGAGCAGACCGTTGCACTGAAGTCGAGCTGGTGGACAATCGCGTGGAATTGCGAGACACGTTCGTATCGCTGTCCTACGCAGGTCTTATCAATGCGAAGAAGCTGATCGACGACATTGCGGCACAGATGGGAGTGGCGGTTGTCTATTCCTACAACGCAGAATTTGTCGATCTCCCGAACGGATTCAGTTTCGTCGGAAAGGCTTCGGACGTTCTGACGAAATCTTGTACTAGTAGCAATCTCGTATGGTCGATGCAAAACGGAGTCTTGCAGGTCAAGAAGCCGGGGGATGTGATGTCTCAGTCTGCATACCTGATTTCGGCAGACACAGGTCTTGTCGGAATCCCCAAGCGGGTGCTAGTTGCTGGGGATAAAAACAGTTCCGCTGCAAAGCATGGTTGGGACATCGAGTACCTGATGAATGCAGCAATCAACATCGACGACTATGTAAAGCTGGAAACGAAAACAGTTTCCGGCTTTTTTCGCGTTTATTCGCTGGAGATCGAAGGGGATAACGTAAACGGGGTATGGCAGTGCAAAGCCCGTCTGTTGGAGGTGAGCGCAGCGTGAAGCAGGAATTTGTGCAGTCCATCATCGATCTGGTTAATGACATGATTTCCGGGGTTCATACGGCAATGCCCGGAACCATCACCTCATTTGACCCGGCCATCTGCACAGCGACGGTGCTCCCTGCGCTGTCCATCAGAAAACCGGACGGGACATCGCTTGCGTATCCGACCATCTCTGGAGTCCCGGTCGTATTTCCACAGGGAGCAGGGAATAACTTCTCCGTTTCGTTTCCGGTAAAAGCAGGGGATGGATGCCTGCTTGTGATCTCCGAGCAGTCTCTTGATCGCTGGATGTACCAGCGCGAAACAGCGTCTGATCTGCGGCACGACCTGACCAGCGCGATAGCAATCCCCGGTTTGTTTGCATCCGGCGGGGCCGGGGTTCAGAAGGCTTGTTCGGAAAACGCGGTTGTCATCATGGCAGGAGCAAGCAGCATCGCGGTCAAAACAGACCAAATCGAGATCAAAGGAAACCTTCGCGTGGACGGCAATATCACTGCAACAGGCTCTATTGGATAAACAATCACTGTAAACATCGTTTCTAATCGGCTTGGGGGTCCCTAGATTTGTCCAAAACATCTTTTCCATATTCCAATCCATTTTATTGCCAAAACGCAATACGGGAGATTTTAGAAGCCATACGGTAATACCACCATATCGAGGGGGAAAAGAAGATGATAGATTTTAAGCTTGGCTCGGACGGTGATCTGCTGATCGACGAAGGAGGAGATATTGAAATCACAGACAGTATTGTGCAAGCGGTGTCAATTCGTCTCAAATGGTTCCTCGACGAATGGCGGCTTGGGCCGACCTTGGGAATGCCGTATTTCGACGAGCTGTTTGTAAAAAACCCGGACTTTGAGCAGATCAAGCGGACGATCTCAGATGCCATCATGGGGGTCGATGGAGTCACGCAGATCAATTCTATCAGCATTAAAACCAATGCCGAAATGCGGAAAGCGGTCATATCCTTTTCGTTCTCGGCAGATGAAACGACTTACGAGAAAGAGGTGATCCTCCATGCCTGATTACGGATTGACCTCCAAAGGGCCGAACATCAAACGTCTCGATGTGATCCTTGACGAGATGCACAGCGACCTCAGTGATAAGCTGCAAGTCAACACGAGGCAGAACCCACAATCGTTGTTGAATCATGTGCTGACCAATATCTCAGACAGGATCGCGGAACTGTGGGAATTCGGGCAGGATGTGTATTATTCACAGTATCCTTCGAGCGCGGAGAAAAACGATCTGGACAATGCGGTGCAGTACGGAGGAATCACCAGAACTCCAGCGAAGCAGTCCGTCTATTCAGTCCTATGCACCGGAACAGACGGAACGGCAATTCCCGCTGGAACAACCCTGCGGAGTACGACAAACCCGGAGACAGATCTGATCCTGATGAACTACGCGACAATCTCACGAAGCGCGTGTTCCGCTCTGAAAATCAAGCTCACAGTGGATACGGTTACTACAACCGTCTCAGTCGTAATCGACGGAACAGGATATCACTACACGCCGCAATCCGGCGACGATGCACTCGATATTCTCACTGGATTGAAAACGCAGATCGTGGATAGTGCATTTACTACGGCAGTCGATGAAACGAATGTTTTGCTTTCTATCGCGGCGGTGGATGAAACCTCGTCGCATGATTTTGTTTTGTCGGATACTCTTACAACCGAGCAAGTATCCAGCGTAATCTCCTTCTCAACCGTCGAGTATGGGGATATCTATCTGCCGAACGGCGCCATTACCAAGATTGTCAAAGCAGTTACCGGTCTGGACAGCGTAGTAAACGTCGGGGAGTACATCGCCGGTAATCTAGCTGAAACAGACTCTGAGCTGCGAAAGTCCTATGTCGATAAGATCTACGCAAGATCCTCCAGAATGATCGAGAGCATCCGAAGCGCGATCCTGAGTGATGTGCAGGGTGTATCTTCGGTGGTTGTCTATGAAAACGACACGAACAATATCGATTCTAGCGGACGCGGACCGCACAGTATCGAGGTCGTAGTGGACGGCGGAGATCAGAAGGCGATTGCAGAGAAAATCCTTGAGACGAAAGCCGCTGGAATTACCACTTACGGAAGTGTGACAGTATCCGTAACTGGATTATATGGGGAAGACATCACCATAAAATTCAGTAGGCCGACCAGTAAGTACATCTGGATGAAAGTGCAACTTACTCTGAGTGAAAATGCAAGTTTGCCCTCCAATTACTCAGAACGGATCAAAGAAATCCTGTTGGAATATATCGAAAGTTTGAACGCTGGAGATACTGTCGTTCCACAGAAGACGGTAGGGGAGATTTACGACTATGTAACGGGAATCGACTATGTTGATATCCAGCTTTACGCAACGACGGATGTTACTTCGGAAGAACCAACAAGCTATCCCCTTAGAACCATTACATGCTCTGAACGTGAAAGGGCAACATCTGATGCCGCAAAAATCGAGGTGGTTATAGATGGCTGATACCATAGCGGTACTTAGAGAAGATCTTGCAGAGCAGTTCAAAGGAATGCCTAATATTGAGGCATTGTGCAGCATCGTTGACAAGCAACTACAGGACGTAGCTGATTTTTTTCAGCAATTAAAGGATGAACGTTGCCTCAGAAAAGCAGTTGGAGCCAATCTCGATGGCGTTGGAAACATTGTGGATATGAGCCGTAGCGATGCAGCATCACTTTTGAGGGAATCCGTAATAAGCGATGAGGCTTACCGCGATGTTCTGGTCTACAAGATCATGAAGAATACGAACGCATGTACCTACTACGAATTGGTTCAGGGTATTTCTATGTTCTGCGATGACCCGGTTTTCTATCAGGAATCAGATGACTATCCGGCGACGATCATCCTGAAAGTAACCGCAGAAACCGCAATTGCATTGGAGCGAGTTCCGTTCATCAAGGCAGCCGGAGTAACTATGATGTTCAGTGTCAACGACAGTACGGCGACATGTACCCTCATTCCTGTGTTCGGACATTGGATGGACGATACAATCATTGCAAAAATGAGTATCACATCGATCGAATAGCAAAGGAGGTATGGAAATTGATCTCAACAGTATTGACCAACAATGGAAATGTACTGCTTAATCGGGCGCTTGCAGGAACCAAACTGGAGTTTTGTGAACTTGCCGTTGGAAGCGGTACAACAACTGGAGACGCTAAAGAACTTACTGATCTTGTCAATTACCGGATGGCGACGGTCCTGAATGAGCCTGTGTGGACGAATCAATATGTCCGGATTTCTGGCGTTGTCGTCAACAGCGACGTAACCGAAGGGTTCCCGGTTACTGAACTAGGGCTATATGCAAAAGATCCAGACGACACAAGCAAAAAGATCCTGTATGCCCGTGTTGCATATACAGCATCGGAGGGAGGTTCAATCACAGCGGCTTCCAGCGCCTATGTCCGTCGTGTGTTCGGAATTGATACCTATGTAGGAGATGCTCAGGATGTAGCTGTAATCGTTGATTCCAGCGCAATTTTTTTGACAGCAGACGCACTGGAAGAGCACAACGGAAGCAGTACAGCCCATCAGGATATCCGAACTTCTATTGAAACTGTAGCTGATGCAGCTCTGGATGAACCGGAGGCAGGAGTATATCGGTTGAAAGTTCACGCTGACAGTCATGCTTATGGAGGAGCAGACCCCATCACTCCGTCATCGATCAAGGCGGAGCCACAGATCAAAAATGGAACCACAAAGGACACCCCAGCCGACGCGGACAGCGTGGCGCTGGTTGATTC